CTACAACAACGTATGCAGAAGGCAAAGCAAGTCCAGACACTTCTCGTAAGTATGATACAGCTAACTCAGGTTGGTCAGGTGAAAAAGGTGAGGCTGCTCTTACAGCTTACTTAGCTTACGACAGTGATAGTGATGGAAGTGCAGATAACCAGTACCCACCTCTGACACATCCTTGGTATTCAGGTAAGGATTCTAGTGGTGACTTCGATCCTGCTGAATGGGAGAAAGTATTTAGTGGGTCTACCCTTACAGGCAATGGAAGTTTTATTCTAGACTTCTTTTCTAAAAACCGTAGTGCAGCCTCTGGTATCTCTGGTATTACAACTGAAATAGAAACAAGCAGATTTAAAGCAGTAGCAGCTTTTTCTGGTCGTGTGTTCTATGGGGGGTTGACAAGCTCTAAAAATTCTGGTAAAATACTATTTAGTAAATACTTAGACAATATCACAGAGGTTGATAGATGTTACCAACAGAATGATCCTACCTCTGAAGAGATTAGTGATCTTCTTGATACTGATGGTGGTGTTATCTTAATACCAGAAGCTATGAATATACAGAAGCTTCATGTGTTTGGAAGTTCTATCTTTGTATTTTCTGAGAATGGTGTATGGCAAATTAGTGGTGTTGATAATGTTTTTAAAGCTACTCAGTACTCTATCTCAAGGGTGTCACAAATTGGTCTGACTAACCCACAGGCTTTTGTAAGTGTTGAGGGTGTACCTCTTTGGTGGTCTAAACATGGAATACATACTTTATCTTTTGATCAAGTGTCAGGAAGAGCAAAGGAACAAAACTTAAGTATCGGAACTATTCAAACTTTCTTTGAAGCTATTGACGGCGATGCTAGAAAAGAATGTACGGCAGTATATGATGAGACAAACAAAAGAGTACATTGGTTCTACCCTAGTAATGGTGAGTCAATAACTAATAAAAAGAATAAAGTATTAACTCTTGACGTTACACTACAGTCTTTCTATCCTTGGACAGTTTCAGACAGTTCTAGTGATACAGACTTCATAATAGGAGCAGAATACTACTCAGGATTTGGTTCTAATTTTGCTGATAATGATGTTATTACTTTTAATGGTGATGACGTTGTAACCAGTGCAGGTGATGATGTTATTATCTCAGCACAAACAGAGTTGTCACAGGCTGATGCAGCTATAGTTCTTATGGTTTACAATGGCTCAACAGACAAAATGACAATGGGTCTGTTCTCAGGGACAACCTTTTTAGATTGGGAAGATTCTAACTATAGTTCATATGCTGAAGCAGGATATGACTTTATGGGAGACTTAATCCTCAAGAAGAATGCTCCGTATATACAAGTGTATCTACGTCCAACTGAAACAGGATACTCAGGTAGTGAAATAGATGGATACACACCTGTAAGAGAATCATCACTACTTGTCTCGTCTTATTGGGACTTTCGTACTAACACTTCATCTTCGCCACAACAGGCTTACCGTTTAAAATATACACCTGTTGTAAATGAATCTGCCTTAGGTACTTGGGATTATCCTGAGAAGGTCGTAACCACACGATTAAAAATGAGAGGACATGGCCGAAGTATGAGGCTCAGGTTCGAGAGTGAACAGGGTAAAGACTTTGTACTACTAGGCTTTGGAATAATTAATGCAGTCAACCAACGGTTCTAAACAAACTATCCGTAAAGCAAATAAAGACGATATTCTAGGTATACTTGTACTTGCTAAAGAATTTTCGATGGAAGCCCCGAAGACACACAAATGGGACATAAATAAAACTACAAACTTTCTTTTGTCAGCTTTAACTAATCCTAATATGGAAATATTTGTTTCTGAAAAAGAAGGTGAAGTAACAGGTGCTATAGTTTGTGTTGTAACTGAAATGTATATGTCTAACACTGTAATAGCCTCAGACCTAGCTTGGTTTGTTCGTAAAGATTTAAGAGGTTCTCCGTCTTCAATAAGGCTTCTTAAAACATTTGAAGAATGGGGTAGGTCTAAAGGTGCTAACTATTTAGGTATGGCTGACATAGAAGGTATTAATAATCTTTCTAAACTATACAGTAGGCTTGGTTACTCTGTATCTGAAACAACTTATTTAAAGGAGGCTTAAATGCCAGCAGCAACAACAATAGCTCTAGCAAGCCTAGGAGTTACAGCAGTAGGAACTATATCATCAATTAGTGCTTCAAGAAGAGCAGCTCAGGCAACTCAACGTCAACAAGGTTTACAAACTAGACGTTCACAAAGAGCAGCTATTCGTCAGGCACAGTTACAAAGAGCACAGGCTTTAACACAAGCAGGTGCTTTAGGTGTTACTGGTGGTTCTGCTTTAGGTGGAGGATTGTCTTCTCTGTCTTCACAGTTAGGTTCTGCTCAAGGTTTTGCAGGGCAAATGTCTGGGCTATCTAATATAATTACCACCGCAGGTCAACAAGCAAAAACAGGTCAGGCTATAGCAAGTTTAGGCTTGTCAGGTTTTAGTACCGTAGGTGGTTTTAAGGCTCTTGGTATTAATGCAGGTCCAACACCACCAACGGCTAATCAACTACTAACAAATGTAGGTCAATAATGGCTGACTCTCTCCCTTTAGGTTATAATATTAATTTTCAATCACTAGATGAACAATTCGGTATGGCTGAAAACCGTATCGACAGAACAGAGGATATTTTAGCTGTAACAGGAGAAGAGTTAGGAACTGAAGAAGCTAAGTCTAAAGTACGTCAAGCAGAAACAAATCCTTACTATCAAGTTTTTCAACGAGGATATGAGGAAGGTAAGACTGTTGATCAGTTAAATCTTGAGGCTTCTGACATTGGTGTAAAGAATGATGAGTTCAACAGTAATCCTGAGTTTATTGCCGAACAGGCTTTGTCTGTAAATAACTATGACTACTCAGCAGCAGATGCTCGTGTAGCTACAAACTATCAGATTGCCAATGAAATATTAAGTGATCGTAAGTTTGATATTGCAATATCTAAAACTCCTTTTCAGAGAGCACTTAATACTGTTGATCGTTTTTTACGAGAAGTATCTCCTGTTGGTACTATAGAAGTTCTAACAAACAAAACTGAAAAACAAAGTAGAGAAATACTTACGGCTGCTGCAACAAAAAATGCTACTGAGTTTAGGGCTTGGTTTGAGGCGTATGCTGATGAAATAGGACAAGAAGGTATCTTTGCTAAAGAAACTCTTGGTGCTTTAGAAGCCTTAACAGCAGAAACAATGGCAGCAGGTTTTGATCCAAACAAAGGTATCAATCTGGCTTTATCTGCTTTGGACGTTATAGGTGCTGCTCAGTTAGTTAAAGTAGGTGCTAAGATTAGTGTTAAAACTGCCATGAAGTCTTCTACTGCTATCGGTAGAGTAGGAGCTATCAGAGGTTCTGATGCTGCATCTGAGTCAGCAGAAAGAGTTTTAGCTGTTACCCCTGACCCAGAAGTTTTAGGAAATGTAGGACCATCTAATCTTGACATAGCACCACAACCTGTACGTCCGTCTGCTGCTAAGTTTACAAGTAAGTTTGCAGAAAGTAAAATTATTCAAGCTATTGACGACCTGTACCAAAAGGGTGCATTTGGTCGTATTGCTGACCCACGTTCAATTAAAATTGCAGCTAAGAAAATTGCTGCTAAATACCGTAAGAATGTTAGTAACCCAGTTTTTGATTACAAAATAGTTGACGAAGGTTTAGGTAACTTTGTAGCAACTGTTCGTTTTGGTAAAGCTTCTGATGGTTCTGTTTATAAACCACTAGCAGATGGATCAGCCCCAAAAAGTATTAATGATTTAGCTGAAGAAATCGGTAAAAAAGTAGAGAGTGCTCGTGTAGCTCCTGTTGATGTCAATGATCTGTCTAAAGGTTATGTCATTGAGGTAGCAGAACGTATTGACTTGTCAGGTATGCCAAGAGCTTTTGACGAGGGCTTAGGTCTTGAGGCAGGTATCATTCGAGATACTGTGGGCAAGGTTATGAACAACTCAGTAATGGGCTCTTCTGCTGCTAGGGATGTTGACCGACTGACACGTTTGGCTCAAATGAGTGAGTCTGCTCGTGCTGCTGTTAAGTCTATTATTGATCCTTACACTAGAGCCTTGCAACGTCTTAATGCACAAGAAAGGTATACACTTCAGTCTGTATACACACAGTTGCGTGATGGTATTGACTCTAATCTTCGTGTTCGTTACACAGAAGGTGAGTTTGCTGTTAAGTATCAACAGATGCATCCTCGTGGTCTAGCTCCTAGTGAAAAAGCTAAAGAAGCTTACAATGCATTAGCTGCTGTTGAAGAAGCAGATTACCTGTTAAAAACTTCCATGATGCTTAATAGGTATGTTGAAAAAGGCTATCGTAACTCAGTAGAAGTATTTGATGGTTACTATGCTCCTGCTAAAAGAGTCAGCCTTAATGACGTACCTGCTGATGCTAAGTTAGTTGATGGTGAGTTTGGAGGTAAAATACGTAAACAGGACTTGGAAAGCACAGATATACCAATTTGGAAACTAGATAAACCAACAGGTGATGGACAAGAGTTTGTTGTTAAACCTAAGCAAGTCCGTATTATTGAACCTACAGATGTTATGGGTTATAATGTAGGTGGTTCCAGAGCCAATCCTACCCTAAAATATTTTGTAGTATTAGGTACTAAGAGACTTAAAGCTTTGATGGGTACATTCTCTGAGAAGCAAGCTCGTACTGCTGTTGCACAATTAGGTCGTATCCAACGTGCTATCATTGATGGTGACAACAACATTGATGATATTATCAAGGCTAACAATGATTGGAACCCTAGTATCGAAAGCTTTGACGATTTTAAAAAACTAGCTGATGAAGAAGGTTGGGATTTTAGTCGGGGTGAAATTGCTTATCGTGGACGTAATGATGACATTCTGTCAGGTGACGTAGATGGTTCTGATGTCTTCACTGGTATGAAGATGGATGACTATATTAACACTGACATGAGAAGAAACAACGATGTGCTTATGGACTTCGGTGGTGGTAGGGCATACAACGAAGACCCTATAAACTCTGTCTTAGCCCAGATGGGTAACTCCGTCTTTACTTATAGTAACAGAGCCTATGCTCAGAATGCTATAGTTGGTTGGGTTAAGAAAGCACAACAGAAGGGACGTAACTGGTTCCCTTCAGGTGTTGTACCTACAGACTATGAAACCTTGTTCCGTAATGCTAATATTTCTGGTACAGATGAGTTCTCTCGTCGTATGTCTGAACTAAGAGATATTACTATGCGTAGACTAAACATGAAGGATGAGGCATCTACCTTTATGGAACGGCAGGGTCAAGCCGTAGCTGAGTATATCTTTGATAAAACAGGAAAACAACTAAACCTTGGTGATCCATCTAATGGTTTACTAAAGATCGGGTTTCAATCAGCCTTTGGTTTTGGTAATATTTCTCAGTTTGTAATGCAAGGTTTTCATGCTGCAACAATTATGGCTATTAGTCCAGTTCACGGATTTAAGGGTGCAGCTTTAACAATTCCTATGCGTGGGGCTTTAAGAGCCAATACACCTGAGTTACAACAACTTGCATTACAACGTGTAGCCAAAGCAGCAGATATTTCTGAAAAAGATGCAGGAGAACTGATTGAGTTTATAAAGACATCAGGTCGTTCTGTTGTAGACGGTGATGCTATCGAAGATGGTACAGGAGTTGGCTTCGGTATCTCTGGTTGGAGTGGAGAAAACATGAAGTATTCTGCCCTTATGGGTGCAGGGTACAATGTACGGAAACTGGTTACAAAAGGTTTGGATTTAGGTCTTATGCCTTTTAAACAAGGTGAACGTCTTTCTCGTTTGACAGCTATTAACACTGCATTCTTTGAGTTTAAGGCTAAGTTTCCTAAAGTATCTGCTCTGTCTGATGAGGCTAGACTTTGGATTACTCGTCGTGAACAAGATTTAACATTTAATATGTCAACTGTGTCTCGTGGTAAAGTACAGTCTGGGTTTATGAAAGTACCTACACAGTGGTTATCCTACACACTACGGTCTATGGAAAGTATTTTTGTTGGTCGTGGCCTTACCAACGCAGAAAGACGTAGATTGTTTGTAGCCCTAGTTCCTATGTATGGACTGACAGGTTTCGGTCTTGCAAATGCGGCTGACTATGTAGGGGAAAAACTAGGTATTGCACCAGACAGTGACTTGTACATTACCCTAAAGTATGGTATGCTTGACGGATTAGTTGCTACTTTAGGTGGTGATGTTGAGGTTGGCTTAGGTCAACGGCTTGCCCCTGTAGGTGCTATTACAGATACATACAAGAAGATATTTCAAGAGGATACAATAACTGCTCTTGGTGGTCCTTCTGGTGAAATTGCAGGAGGTGTATTTTCAGCAGCATGGGGGGCTATCACTGCCCTCTTACACGGACAGACAGCTACACTTACTGAGGAAACCATTAAGCTTCTACGTCAACCATCAGGTTTAGACAATGTAGCTAAGGCCATTGGTATCTTTAACAATGGTGTGTATCGTAGTAAGAATGGAATCGAACTAGAAAGTGAAATGACTATAGGGGATGGTATTGTTGCCCTAACTGGTTTTACACCCCTTGAAGTAGTCGAAAACTATACCCGTCTAAATCAAGTTTATACAAGTGGTAAGAAGTTTTCTGCTTTTCGTAAGCAAGTCAACAGGGATGCTGAACGTATCTTTACCCTGATGGAAGGTGATCGTAATGACGTTGATCTAGCCATTCAGTTGATGACTGAACTACATGAACGTATAGCCTTTTCTGGTTTCTCTGCTTCTCAAATGGCAAGTCTTCGTAGATCAACAGGTACTTCACTTCAGAAGAGTTGGCAGAAAATACAAAATAATTTAATTGAACAAGATAAGTTGTATGCTTACCAAGCAGCACAATCTATACTGAAAGGTACTGAATAATGGCTGACCTCTTTGCACCAAAACTACAGGCTGATATAGCTTATGAACGTCCTGTAGAAGTTCCATCTGCTCTAGGTGCTTTAGCAGGACTTGGTGAAGCTTTTATAGACCAATATACCAGAGAAGCTAATGCTGCAAAGTCTAGTCGTTCTTCAGGACCAGACCCTAACTTAGCAGTATTTCAACAGGGACTAGAACGTATCGAAGCTATAAGAGAAGAAAAAGGAGAGTCTGCTGCCCTTATTCAAGAGAGAACATTAGCTAAAAACTTTGCTGCGGCAGGTATTGAGTTTGATACTGACTTTCAAAATGTTTATACAACAACAACTGGTCGTCCTTGGGCAGGTTATGGTCGTGACACTCAAACCTTTATGATGGAAGAGGCACTAAATGATCCTGATGTTCAAGCATCCTACATAGCTTCTTTTGTTGCACTTCCAAAGGATGCCACAAATGATCAACGGATTGAGTATGCTATAGGTCAAAAGGCTACTCTTCAAGCTGCTGCAGATGTTATTGCTCGTTCTAAAGCTGAAGGTGGTTATAATTGGACAGTGCAAACTGAAGCTGCTTACGGACAGGCTCTTGATACTTTTGTAGATATAAATATGGGTGCTCTGGTTCAGGCTACACAATCTGGTCAAAGAGTAGGACCACAGGCTCTTGCTAACTTACAAGCACAGTGGTCACAATATAAAGTTCAGTTGTCTCGTCCTACTGGAATAACAGATGATCAGTGGGATTCTACCCAATCTAAGATTACTAACATAGACAATATGTTTCAAATGTTAACTAAGGCTTCAAGTTCTGATGTGTTGTTTGAAGAGATTACTACGGCCTTATCCTCTGCCTTGCTTGAAGAAGGCGATGGTTCTACTCAGTCTATCCTTGCAGCAGCATCAGCAATTAAAGACCCCGTAAGCCTTTCAAATCTGTTAGGTGCTGATGTACAAAACTTTATAATGGACGTAAGTAAAGGTATAAATCTTGATGTTACACAGCCTCAACTATTTGGTCATATTCTTACAGATACTGAGACACCATTAGGTAGTGATATAAAAGCTGATCCAACTCTTAAATCTTTACCACCAGAAGTAGAAGCTAAGATTTCTGGTCTATCTCCAGAGCAACACTTCGATGCTCTGAAGGCATCAGGTAAGCTGACTAGCTTAATTAACAATAACTCTTTGCAACGTCCTGAAGGTAGACAACAGTTCGTAGAGAATGCTGCAAGTATCGGTGCAGTTATGATGACAATGGAAAACGATGAGTTCTTGTCAGCTTCTTTCCTACGTCAACTTGTTGCTAACCCTAATTTCATTCAAAATATTAAAAACCTAGAAGGTGTAGACCCTGAAGGTGCTGCTGTTGTACGTACCTATGTACGCAGTGGTTTGAACACAGAGTTAGTAAGACAACAACGTAATGTTGGTGCTATCGAACAAGGCTTAGGTGCGGTCTGGGATGGTGATAAATATATTATTACTCGTGAAAGCATTATGCAAAAAAGTGGTTACACTGAAGACCAAGCAGATCGTTTTTTAGCTTGGGTCAGTAAGACTTATAAACTTGATACTAAAGCACTAGCTGAAGGAACAGTCCCCCTTCCAGATGACCTCGGCTTTAATCCAACAGGTTTAACATTAGCTTATGATCGTAGAGAATCTATCAAAGTTATTAATGAAACTCTAAATGCTTTGTCAGAAACACCTGAAGTTACTTTGGAGTCTGGACCTGCTGTTGCTACTGAAGAAAAACCAGATGAGTCTGATGTTATAGCTCAAGAAGCTTTAGAGACAGTTAATGCCCCTGTCGATGGCGTTCAGACCACAGTCTTACCTGACTTAGGTACAACAAGAGAAAACCCATTTATAATAGAAAAGGGAAATGCATTAGATGAAACTAAAGCATACGATGATCTACCTTCTGGTAGTTTCTTTATTGACCCTCTTGATGGCAAAACCTATAGGAAACCTTGATATGGCAAAAAGTTCTTGGAATAAAGGTGAAGAAGTTATTTCTGTTGAACCAACTAAGCCTATACAACAAGCAAGTCTTCAGCCTGAATCTATCACTCAACAAACTTTAAAAAGAGTTGAAGCTGAAACGTATGATACTTTATACGGAAACTTTGAAGTAGGTGACACACCCTTTAAAGGATACACTGTTTCAAATAAAACTCTAGCTGAACTTTACGATTTCTCTAAACCATCAGGAGCCTATGGTCAGTATGTCAAACCTAGACTAAATGAAAACACAGAGGCTTTTAAAAGAGGTCTTACGTCTACTCCTATGGGTAAATACCAAATTGTAGGTACAACTTTAAGGTCTGCTGCTAAACAAATGGGTTTACCTGATGACACAGTATTTAATAAAGATACTCAAGATAAAATATTTTTATTCTTAGCTAAAGATGCTGTCAGTAGAGGTAAAACTCCTGCTCAAAAACGTAAAAACTTGAGGAAAGTTTGGGAAGGTTTTAGATACGTAGATAACAACAAACTTGATTCAGTTATAGCTGAAATAGGAAACTAGTATGGCGAGTAGTTGGAACAAAGGTGTAGAAGTTTTAGAAGAACCTGTACAAAAAGAAAGCCAAAGTGTTTTTAAGGATGTTGTTAACCAAGCCTTTACTTCACTTAAAGCAGGAGGTAAAGTTGTAATTGATAAGGCTGAAGATGTTTGGGATGTAATGTCTGAAACAGAAATACCAGACATACCTTCTCCTATAAGTTCTTTTCAGAATGTAAGTCAAAAAGGTTTTGAAAAATCTTTAGAGGCATTCAAAGTACTAAAAAGTACACCTGTGGCTACAATGCTTGATGACATTTTTTTACCTGCTATGGGCCGTAAGATAACAGAAAAAAACTTTTCACCTGAGTCAATACAGATTCTTAGACAGATGGCTTTAGACAATAATCTTAAAGCAGGGGATAAGATGAAGATTGACTACGAAGACTTTAATAAATACGGGGCAGAACTATCTGCACGTTTTGTTAGTGGAACAAACGAAGACACTAAGAGTATAAAAGAAAAACTTATTAACTTAAAACCTGCTGATGAAGTTAAAATGACTTTAGGTGAAGCTATGCTTGAGGTTGATTCTGAGGGTAACATAAAGGTAATAGACCAGTACGACTTTAACAATTGGGCTTGGTACGGAAAAGGTAAACAAGCAAATGGAAAATATTTAAGTCTTTCTCCTGAAGAGTTTGAAGGGTCAGAAGAAATAACTTTTACAGAAGCTCTTATGGACACAATACAGAATGCTCCTTCTGATTATCAAATGGTAAGAAACTTAGCTTTTCTTTTTGGAAGCAGAGATTATAAAGATGACGAGAAAGATACGGGACGTAAGGTTGAAATTAACTTAGGTAAAATATAATGAGACTTATCCTAGCCCTATCCCTAGTCCTCACCTTGAGTGCTTGCCTCAACCCTATGTCTCTCTTAGGTGGTCTAGGTGGTGGTGGTTCAGGCACAAATGTTAATGCTAACACTCAGGTAGGTGCTGAGAATAACCAATCAGCTATTGACCAAAGTTCTGACATATCAGGTGACAATGTAAATGTTGATCAGTCAAAGGGTGGCTTCAGTGTAGACGGAGCTATCGAAAGTGTAAAGGTTATGAACCAAGACATACCCACATGGGTTATCCTTATGATGATCCTTGGGTGGATGCTTCCCTCTCCCATAGAAATCTGGAGAGGTTTCTTGAAAACAATAACATTAGGAAGATACCGTGGCTAAAATAGACAAATCAAGGATGAAATGCAACAAGGTTCAGAGAACATCTGGTGGTCCTAAAAAGTTTGTTGTCAAAGCCTGTAAGGATGGTAAAGAAAAAATCATACGTTTTGGTGATCCTAACATGAAGATCAAAAAGAATATACCTGCTAGACGTAAAAGCTTCAGGGCTAGACATAAGTGTGACACAGCTAAGGATAAGTTTACAGCTAGATACTGGTCATGTAAACAATGGTAAAGAATACTTTGATAGCTCACTTCCCTCTTCCTGCTATGCCTTTCGACACCCACAAGAATGTTATCTTTGAGTCAGGTAGGAGTGAGAAAGAAACTAGAGTACAGGAAACACATAAGGCTGTAGACAAGAAGGCCAACACCTACAGGCATGAACAACCCTATGCCTATCACCCTCACAGACCAAACAATAAACTTCCCCAAGGGGAACTAGTAGATTTTGTGGTAGCATGAATGGACCCACTTACAATATTTGCAGGTGTAAAGGCAGGTATAGCTGCAGGGAAAGAGATAGCATCCTTAGCTAAGGACTTAGGTAAATTATTTGATGCTATTGACTCAGCTAAGTCTAATCACGAAAAGAAGAAGAGTAGTCCCTTCTCGTCAGCTAATGAAGAAGCCTTAGACACTTTCGTTAAACGCAAGCAAGCTGAAGATGTAGAGGAACAGTTAAGGGCTATTGTCATAAGCACTAGGGGATTCTCAGCTTGGGGTGAACTAGTTGCTTTACGTAAGGACATAAGAGTAAAAAGAAAACAAGAGTTAGCAGATAAACAAAAGAAAAAAGAAGAGTTGTTTGATAATATAGTTCTGTGGGGTTGTATCATATTATTAGTTGTACTTACCGCAGGATTTGGTCTGTTAGCCCTAATGTACTTCATGGATAAACTTTAAGGAAACACAATGCCTACACCAACTAACCCTTCTTTATGGAATCGTGCAAAGCAAGCAGCACGTAAGAAGTTCAAAGTCTACCCTTCAGCATATGCTAATGCTTGGGCATCCAAGTGGTACAAGGAAAAGGGTGGTAAGTGGAAAGGCAAAGACAACAGAGTAAAGAGGAAAGCATAATGGCTAAAGGAGTTAAACATTATTTCAGAGATGGGACTGAACATAAAGGTGGTATGCACAAGATGCCTAATGGTCAGTTACACTCAGGTAAAACACACGGTAAAACCAGTAAACGGCTCTACCACTTTAAAGACTTAAGTGCTACAGCAAAGAAGAAGGCTAAAAAATAATGGCTAAGGGTGGACTAGGTAAATGGTTTGCTGAAGAATGGATTGATGTTAAGACAGGTAAACCTTGTGGCAGGTCCAAGGGTGAGAAACGAGGATACCCTGCTTGTCGTCCTAAGTCAGTGGCAGGTAAGATAAGTAAAAGGGAAGCTGCTAAAAAGAAAGGACCAAAGAGAGTTAAGTGGTCAACGACAGCATCAGGAAAGAAAAGAAAGTAGGGGAGCCTTTTAGCTCTCCTTTTTTTATGCTTTGTCAGTATTAAAAACTACACACTTAAAATCAAGTACAATAAGGTTTCTCTCTAAGAGATTATTGATACCTTCTTGGACAGAAATCTGACACTCTCTCATAGACAGGAAGGAAGTACTAGCTGTATACCCTCTACACTGTGAAAGGTCTAAGGTACAAGCTAGCACTATAGGAACAAAAATCATCCTCCCATCTCCTGTATCAGTCTATCTAGATACCACTTAGCCTTCTTCAAGTCCTCTACTGGTTTACCTTTGTAACGGTAACGATGTAAATACTTCTTAGTGTTACCTTCAAGATAACCCATGAACATCATAGCATCCATGTTGTCCTTCATGTAGTCGATACATTCAATTTCTCCGTCACCGTAATGGGGTGGCTCGTTTACTAAATCAGACATCTATTAACTCCGCATCTGTGTAGGGTATATGAAAGAACTTTTCACCCTTAACTATATATCTTCCGAAAGCCTCTTTCAAGGACTCATCTGTTAACTGTGTATCTTTTATTCTCCATACTTGTTTCATATCTTTACGGAAGACATAAAAGTTTAACACACCATTCTCGTTTTGGTACTTAGCTAGTAGTCGTTTCTTTCGTTCAGGTATACGTATCTCCTTCCATGTGGTAGGCCAATCATCTGACCAAGCTGTTTTTACCTCTGCTTCATTGAAGTATGTGTATCCTTCCTTCTGAGAGACAACATCAGCATAGTAGTCTTCCTCTGATGAGATTATGGTGTGACCCCTCTCAGAGAGAAGAGCCACCAGTTTATCCTTAGCCTTAGTATCATAAGCTTCATACAAGGCTCTGCTAAACTTACGTTTTATCATGTATTAATAGCTTGTACAATTGCCACAAGAGTTGCAAATACTGCATATAGCTCTAATCCTGTCATACTTTTCTCCTTTATGTTAAGTCTACGATTTCACATACATCACCTGAGCAAGCCATCGTTTGCATACCCACTGTGTTGTCTTCTTGCTCATACTCAGATAGTTTAGTCCAATCAATTTTATCTGGCATGAGGGATAATAGCATATTATAGTCGTGTTGTCCAACCTCTTGATAGGGTGCTTGTTGATATGTGTGCTCGTTGTATGGCAAAAATGACACACCTGACATTTCATCAAAGTGTTTGTACACGAATGCACCTACCTCGAACCACTCATCCTTCTGGACATTGACAGTAATACTTGGTTTATGTTCACACCAATGACGTTGATAGATCAACCATGTCTCTAGTTGTTGGATAGCTGTAAGGTCTTTGGTTACTATCGCACCATCAGGTGACTTGATAGGAAAACTAAACACTGTAGTACTGTCAGGTTTCATTACATCTGGTTCATTAGGGATACCCTGATCCTTCATAAACTGTGTCAAGGGGTCTTTGTTGTCTCCTCTAACTGTTCTAATGTAGTAGTCTGAATGTCTGGCGTGGATTCCAGAGGCACTGTCAACGAGTTGCGAGACTGTACCAGATGGTTTGACACAAGTAATAGAAGCACTAGGCTCAACCCCCAGATACTCAGCCCATTCCATGTTCGTAGATACTGCAGTTTTCCGTAGATGTTCAAGGGTTTTCTCCAATTCTTTGTTTTGAGTTGTCATAAGCTTGTTGTCCATTATCCCCGTGAGTGACACACCAAGCAGCCTTTCTTCTTTGGTATTGTTGTGCCACACCTTTCGCAGGTATGGAAATCTTGTGAATGTTGACTGAATTGTTCCCAGAATAGTTGCCAGACGAACTTTTCTTTCAAGGTCTTTGACAGAATCTGTAGCACGTACAACAACTTCTGTGAGATTGCAGAACTGGTAAGGCCGTAGGATAATTTCACTGCAAGGGTTAGTTCCGAACTCGTAGTCCGAATTGCGTCTGCCATATTTTTTAGCTTGGTTCTTACTTGCTTCACGGTTGAATATACCACGTTCTCCACTCCCACTTTCTACTAATGCCATCCACTCACGCATAAATGAAGTAGCATCTGGTTTCTCTGTATAGCTTACACTATTGTTAGCCAAGGCTCGTTGTGGATCATTCTCCCACCAAGCCCCTGACTTAGCATGACGCATACGGTCATCACTCAGATTGGATAGAGAAATCATAGCTGACCTGCGTACACCACCTACAACCACTACCTCACCAATCTTACACATGATGTCATGG